TCATGCCTGCACCAATGACTTAGAAATAATGTTGTTAGCCAGGAATGCATCGGCGAGTTGGCGCTCGGCGCGCATGGACCTCCGCTCGACCGTGGTGTTACCCCTCTGGATAAGTTTCGCCGTCTCCGGCACCGTGTAACCAAGCAGGCGGGTAACGAGGATCTCGCGATCCAAGTCGCATAATTTATCAAGAGCCCGTTCCACATCGATCAGCCACACCAAGCCGTTTTCCCCTATGCCCCTGGACTCGCTCGCCAGCCTGATGCGAATGTACTTCGCAAGCGCCCGCTTTGCGACGTACCGGTTCCGGAAGTCATTAAACTCTTCGTTCATCGGCCTACCCTTAGTTAACCGTGATCGTGGCGCTGCCCGTGGCAGGTGCGCCTGATGTGGTAGTAGCAGTAATGGTGTGTGTGCCGGGCGAGCCAGGCGCGTTATAGAGGAAGTAAGGTGCGCCGCCGCCAATCGTCCCCACCGTGGTGTTTCCACCAGCAACTCCATCCACACTCCAGCTCATCGGTGAATTAAAGGTGGTTCTAAAGGCATTCGTGTTGTTATCAGAGCCGTATCCCACCAACGCAGAGACCAGCAGAGCTGTGCTCCGGGTTACGCTTGGACTTACGGGAGTGACAGTGATCACCACAGTGTCCAAATCCACACTGATCTGAACACCCGTCGCGTACTGAGAGCACCCGTTGGCCGAGGTAAAGACCACGGCTACCCATGTCTCGCTGCTGTTCGCCACAAACAGATTTATGGGTATCGTTCCCTTGCTATAGGTCGCTCCCAGGCTCACTGAGCCCATGTTGTCGCCCAGGTTATCAATCAGCGCGACAGTAGCAGGGGAACTGCACCCGACCCACGGAGCCTGTGTGGTAATTGAGATCGAGCGGATCGCTGTATTAAGGCTGACGGGAACGTTGGCGGTCGCCTGCCACGAACTAAGTGCCCCGGAATCTGTGAACAGCCGGAAGCCGCTGACTGAACCAGGAGGGCCTTGTGGGATCGTCAGACTTAGCGTCTGTGCGGGAGGTGTGCCGGTGATCGTAGCTGCTGCCGGGGTTCCAGGGGCGCCGGTAGTAACGCTGCCAATGGTCAGTGTGACTGCGGGACCAGGTGCCCCAACCGGCCCTGCAGTCACAGCCACGTTCGGCGCGTTATTCGGCGTGAAGTTGTCGAGGTCGCAGGTACCCGCAGTTGGGCTGCACCAGTATGCGCTCGGCGATGGTTGCAGGCACTCATAACCTTTATCGAGCACTGTCTGGCCATTGCTCGTATCAGTGACCGTGAGTGCGAGGCAGGGATTGACGGGATTTGTGACCGAGGTATTCGGGAGCGCCACGGAGAACGCTCCGTTCGTCACCGTCACGCACTTCGCGCGGCGCATAATTTGACCACCCGATCCCCCTTCGAATGAGATCGGATTGCCCTGGTTATCAGTCGCGAGAAAACACGCCTGCCCAGCCGCGAGGTTCGTCGTGCCGGAAAGGTCTTCAATCGCCGTCGATGAAACAGTCATAAAAGGAGGGATCCATGGTCCCCCACCGCTACCCTGCGCCAGCGAAGGCATACAAATGGATAGCAGTAGGGTAATCAGCAAAAGCTTGCGTGCGGTCATCTTGAACTCCCTCCTCATACCTCTAAAGCTGCGGAATCATCTTTTCGTTGTGGGCGATGTCGCCATTGCATAGCCCGTAGTGACGGTCCTCTGGGTTCTCGCTCAGGACGTGCAGGTTGTAAACCTTCCCGGTAAAGCGGACGATCTTGCAGTCCTTATAGAAGAGCGCGGCCGGCGTCCACTTCATACCGTCTTTGATCAAATGCTCCGGAGTCACCAGTTCGCCGTTGCCGGTAAAGTCGATCATCGGTCCGTCGTGATCGTGAATCAGCAGCTCGGCGAGATGGATTCCGGTTTCGTTCTCGATGTACACGAACGATGGAAGCTCGTCGAAGCGCTGGAACATATCGATCAGCTTGATCGGTACGTTTCCACTGAAGCAGCCACCGGGAGGAAGGCCTCCGCCACCACCGCTTGTGCCTCCTCCGCCGCCGGTTGTACCGCCCGACCCGCCCGCAGCGGGCGTTGTCACGGAGCCAATCAGGACGTGGCCATTTCCAATTGCCGATAACACAGCGGAATAGCTCGTCAGCCAATAGGGCGCGTCTGCCAGGCGATTGAGCACTGCGTAGAACGTAGTGGTCAACGAAGAGCCTGCTTGTGAGAGCGCGGTGCAGGCGAAGGTGCTCCCGTCCTGCTTTTTGAAATTGATTGGATCGCCAGGCGTCGGCACACCTGCGGCAGTGCCATAGGCGCGAATGGTCACGCCGGAAGACGAGAGCGTTGTGGAGTCGTAGTCCACGGTGCCATCGTTGGCGACAATCTGCCCGGAGTTGTTGAATAAGCCCTGAAGCCCGTACTGGTACTCGGTGACGGCGGAAAGCGCTTCTTCTGCCAGCCCGTACTGATTGAAGCTCGTCGCCTTGAAGTACGCGGCCTGGTCAACGTCGCTCGCTGAAAAAGTGAGCTTCGTGATCGCGTCATCGCAGCGCAAGAATCGCATTCCGGCGGGATGATCGAGCACCGGCGTCCCGTAGACGCCGCGCTGGAGGCTCGTCAGCTGATACTGGTTGCCGCTGACCAGCGTGGCCGTCATATAACTGATCAGCTCGTAGAGGCCATTTGCGCCCTCCACCCAGCAGAGGGTACGGAACGAGTCGCGATCGGCAGCGGTCCCGCTCAACATCATGCCACCGCTCTCGCTTAGGTCGACGGAAAGCGTGTTGGCTGCATCAAGTCCAGCCACTGCCGGGGACAAAGCTGGAAAGTCCGCCAGCAGGACGCCCATGCGGCTTGGGCCGGACTGTTGTCCAACCTGCTTGTAGGTGTTCCCATCCGATGAAGCATAGAGATGGCATCCTCCCCAGGTCGTATCTTCCGCAGACAACAGCGCCAGCATCGCGCAATCGACACGGACATCGAAGGGGCAGCCGTTAAGCGTGATCGGCGCACCGGTCCCATTGACAAGTTGCACCCACACGAACACGTTCATCCCTGTGATGGTTTTTCCAGCGGGCGCGGCCGGTACGGTGAATGTCCCATTGAGTTGTTGCCAACCGGTTCCGATGGCAGCCCCGGTCAGCACATTGCTTGAAAAGTCCTGGTAGCTTCCATCGGAGAAATTGATACGGCCGTCAAGGAATGCCAGGGCGGAGATTCCATTTAAGGGATCGCTCGCCTGGATATTTGCCCAGCAGGACATAAGGTATCGCTGCCCTGAAGAAACGGGGAATGTCGTCCGGCTGAAGATCGCGGCGTAAGACGTTGAGTTCGCCGCAACCACCAAGGGAGCACCTCTGTGGCAGGGAGAGATGTACAGATCGCTCTCCCCTGAATAGGATTCTCCGATGCCTGTCTCGATTCCAACGTAGAAGCCTGGCGCAACGGACTGCCCGTACCATCCGTCGGCGATGTCGCCTGAGCCAGGCGCGGGCGCGTTCTCGAATCCTGGGTTATTCAGCAGGTTCAAAGCCCCGCAGAGGCCAAGCCACAGCTGATACTGACCCTGCGGCATCAGTGGATCGGGAGCCTCAAAGATGATTGGCGGAAGAATACTTCCCGGAGCCGCGTCGCGCTGCGTCGAGCCGCCGCCCGGCGGTTGCTTCGGATATAGCGTCGCGTTGCAGCTGCCCCACATTACCGGCTCGGCGGTCCACTCGGTTTCGCCGGTCTCGGGATCTTCGTCGGATTCCTTCAGCCGGAACGGCTTCTTCACCCAGCCCGCCTCCAGGCAAGTGATGGTGACGATGTCCATCTTCTCCAGCAGTTCGTACTGCGAGCCGAGCTTAAAAGTGATACTGAGCACATCGATCTGTGTCGTACGCAGCCGAATGTGGTTGGCCACGATCGCGCCGACGTTGACGTCGCAGATGAAGTCGTACTTCCTCGCGCTCGCTGGAATTGGCCCAAAGCGAAAAATCAACGCGGAGTCGCGATCCTTGATCGGGTGCGTGTTGTAGCTCAGCGCGCGATCGAGGATATCGATCTCAATGATGTTGGTAAGCGTCTCCGGATCTTCGCGCTCGATCTTCAGCGGAGGTTCGTCGTCCTCAGCCTGAAAATCATCGTCGTCCAGGTCGTAGATTGGAGTGAGATCCGGGACATAGGTGAAACCGTTGCCGGCGAGCGGCGTATCGCCGTAGGGAATGAACTTCAAAAACCCGTCATTCCAGCACACGGCAAGGTTCGCGGCATCGCAGTAATCCTGTAAATAGCTCGCTGCTGTTTGCTGCCGGTCACAGATAGGAGAGAAGAAGATTCCCGCCGAAGCACAGTAAGCGATCGCTGCCGTCAGGTCTCCGATCAGCGCCGTAGGAAAGCCGCAGCCTCCGTCCGGATCGTCGGTCACCAGGTGAATGCACTGATCGATTCCCGCATCCTGGATCCCGCCGCCGAAGACGCCCGGTCCTACCAACTCAAAATTCAGATTGTCCAGCGTGCCGCTGCTTCCGAGTTGGAAAGCCTCCGCCGCGACGTGGCAGGTTCCGGCGTAGGCCAGCGCGCGCGAAGGATAGCGGCCCAGCATATAGGCCCAGGGTGATTGCGGCCGTGAGCCTGGGAAGAACGTGAACTCCTGCGCGATATTGACGCTCAGCGCGTACACCAGCTTTGCGTCCTTACCCGCGTCTGCGGAGTTGAAGAGGTATGCAAGCGAGGTGCCGCTGCCTGTGATCGAGTACTGGCCCTGGCCTGGGTTCGAGCCGCCCACTCTAGTCATCGGCGTGTAAACGTTCTGCGTCTCGTAATAGCCATCGCCCACACCCGGCGCGCCGCCGCTCTGCGGCAAGCCGCTGGTGGGGTCGTAGGCAGGCACCCAGACTTCCTCAGTCGTAATCAGCGAGACGCCCACATCTGCTAAGTAGTCTTCGTCCGTCGCGCCAACCGGGGTATAGCTTCCAGGGACGCCGGCCGGAATGGTGATCTGCTCGATCATCTGCCCATTGCCGTACTCGCCCTGCCCGTCCCAGATCATGCCGATCCGCACGCATCCCTGCGTCATGGCCAGTGCAAGGTCCACCGCGGCTTGATAAATATAGTTGGTGATATTGCCGCCGCCGCCCTTGCCGCCCACGCTCTGCTGCTGCCCTATCGCCGTGAAATCGGTCCAATCGATCATCTTCGCCGGTACGCGATTTGTACCCCGGATCGTCGGCAACACCACGCCATAGACACTCGACTGCGCGCGCAGTGTGCTGATGCTCGGGGCCGTCTTGGCGTTAGAGCCGAACATCGTCACCCCCGATGGAGTAGCACTTCACGTCGCCACTGGCGATCTTCTCGGCCAGCGGCTTGTTCTGCAGCGCGTCGACGTAGATCACTCCGCGGCGCATATGAGCGTGGATACACAGCGGCCAGTCGATCACGATGACGCCATGTGAATAGGCGCGGGCAAAGTGAAAGAGCAGGAAATCTCCAGGCAGCGGCGTGCGCTCAGGAGGGGGAACAACCGCAATCAGACCGTTCTCACGCGCCACGCGCTCCACCAGGTCTAAATAGACCGGCGTGTTGTTATGGACGGCCCAGTCCACGGGGTAATGGGGCACTTCCGGGACGGAAGCGATGATGCCTGCTTCGTGGTAGACCATCAGCGGCATCATCGCGCAGTCCGCGCCCGCGCCCTTGATCCGCGCCTCGGAATGGTAGGGCGTGTTCAGCCACTGTTTGGCGATCTCAGCGATTCTTTCGCGATCTCTCATTAGAATGCAGTCTCCGGCGTGGGCACAAAGTCCCAGCCCGCATACCGGCCAGCATTATTGAACTTGGCCGCGCAGGTTGCGCTCGTGTAGTCGCAACCTGGATAAGCCGTGAATTGATCTCCGGCGGCGATCCCGGCCAGCAGTGGAACGTCGAGCTGTATCCCATTGGCCAGCGCGTAGCCTTTGATCGAGGCGGCCAGTCCCTGATTCGCACCGGAGGTAAAGACGAGATATCCGTTATCAAACCATCCATCGGCTTGAGTGAGCTGGGGGGCCTGCAGTAAAACCGGAGTGCTTCCAGCGCCAGCCACGCAATTCACCGCATACGTTGCGGGATTAACGCCGCAGCGCGCGTCGAAGACCTGGTAAGGGCAGCCCGGCTGCATCACCGTGTTTGGCACCTGGCGTTGCAAGCGCTGCGTCCAGGCCAGCACGTCGAGCGACACCAGCATCCGGCTGATCTCTCCGGGCTTTGAGACCAATCCGCTGAACTTCCACACGGGGCCCCACGGCGGATATACGAGGAGAGGCGCTCCGGTGCCAGTTGCCACCTCCCAGAAGAGCCGCTGCACCAGCACGGTCGCCTGGTCCAGCCATCCCGCGGCGGCCAGCATCTGCATGGTCATGCCGCGCAACACATTGGCCCAGTTTCCGTTGTCGTCCTGGCCAAGGAGGAAGTCGAGCTGCATCTCATCGACTTCCGTGCCCACCTGAGATTTCAGGTTGCCGCGCTTCGGGATTACCAGACCGGTGCCCACGAAGCGCGTACCGCCAATGAGTACGTCCGCGTCAAAATCCGTGTAGGTCAGCACATCGCCCGTGGTCAACGTCAGCGTAAACAGCTCGCAATAGGGCAGCTCGTCCATGCCCAGGTCAATGCACTGCTGCAGATATGTGATCAGCGTGGCGTCGGCGGTTTTCATTGGGGCACCGGGGGAGCCTGCGAAGCCCCAGATACCAGAGTGCCGGGCTTCACCGTCACGAGCGGAGTATCCACATGCCAGTAGCCTTGCATCCACTCCTTGAATTCCATCTCTTCCGCGTCGAAGACACAGCGGTAGGCAAAGGTGAAATCCGCAGTCACCAGGGCATTCGCTGCCGGAGCGGCCGACAATTGGAACTGGCCGTTACCCAGGGCGGTGACGTTGGCAGCAGCTTGGGCTACACCCGCGACATATATAGCGGGAGCGTTCTGCGGCCAGTAGATCGACTCTGGCCAGATGCCGATATTGCGCACGAGCTGAAATACGGTCGTCGCGCCATCGCCGACGAACTGACGCTCGCCGTGGCGCGTGTATTTTCTCTGCTCGCGGGCGTTCACGCCCTGGAAGAGAAAGCTCTGGAATCCGCCGCCGTGGTAGTTGAAAAATCCGTACATGGTATCGAAGTCGTTGTAGACCGCCGATCCGTCGGGTGCGGGCTTGGGAGCATCCTCGGAGAGAAAACCTTCGTCAGAGTATGAGATCGAGATCTTCGTCACCGGCTGCGACGCGTGTTGTGCGCGCACGGTGCGGCCGCTGCGGGCCGTCTGCGTGCTGAAGAAGTGATGAGGCGCGACGCTGCTATTCCATCCCACTCCGCGGAGCTTTGGGAATAAGAGGTTACTCATTGCTGCCTCTCGAAGCGGCTTTCTTCTCGTTCTCCATGCGACGCAAGCGCTCACGGAACTCGGCGGCCATTGCGTCCATTTTTTCTGCCCACGGTCCGAGCCATGCAGGAGGATTGCCAGTGGCACACTTAGCCAACTCTGCAACCAGATTGGGATTTCTCCGGCTCTTGCTCATCCGATCTTCCCCAACCGCATGGCGCGGGTCACTTCCTTGACCATGTCCTTACTGTTGCGGCGCATCACTCGCCGGGTGGAAGTGCCGTCCAGCGCAGACATGTTGTTGTGAACATGTACGTCGCCGCCCCTGCCGGCATTGTTCGTGGTCGATTGATTGACCATCTGCTCAAAGAAGCTGTTCTGCCGCCCAGTAAGCACGCGCTCGCCACCGTGGACCATTGCCACCTGGGTCTTCGGCACAACGCCGCCGATATCGAACGCGGCCATCGCGGCGAATGCCTCGCCCGTGGCAAGCATCGTTGCGGCCGCCGCCGGGGCAAGTGCGGGGCCGACAATCGGAATTGCCGCCGTCGAGGCTAAAGCAGCCGCGGCGGCCACCGCCGCATAGCTGGAAGCGGCCATCGAATTCATCATGCCGGTCACGACCAGGGCGCTGGCTTGCGCCTCTCCGGCGGCCAACATCGTCGCCGAATCCAGCCCCATCTTTGCCAGCGCGGCGGACGAAGCCTGCGCCACGTCCGTGGTGTGGAACAACATGCTCGCAGCGCGCATGAGCACATGAGTCATTACCCACTTTTCGCCCATCTGCTCGAACACCTTGATGGTGTCCATCGCGATGCTGTTCCACTCCTGCTTCATTCCCTGGCCGAAGGTCTTCTGATGTTGCATCCAGCTATTAACGCCGCTGAACATGGTCCCGCTGACCTGCTGTGCCCACTGCTTATACGCTTGTTCCGAGAGCTGCAATTGCGTGTACTGACCTTGTAACTTCTGCTGTGCCGCTTTCTGCTCCAGCTTCACCTCCTCATTTTGGTCTTTGAGGACGGCCTTGGTGTCGCCAGCGTCAATTGCCTGCTTCGCCGTTACGTATGCACGCTCAATCTCTAGCTTCTGCTCGTCAAGATTGCGCAGCTCTTCAAGTTCGTCTTGATGGCCTATTTGCCCGCTCGCCGCCTGCCCCTTGACTTGCGTTTGTTGCTGACTGACGTTCGCCAAGGATTTATCGCGCGTGGCCTGCAGGTCATTCAGCTCCTTGGCGTAGGCCTTTTCATCACCGGCGTCGATTTGCATCTTCGCGGCGATGTAGGCGCGCTCGATTGCGAGCTTCTGTTCATCGAGGCTACGTAACGCCTCCAGCTCCTGCTGTGGAGTGATCTGCCCGGTAGCGGCCTGTCCCTTGACCGCCGTCTCCTGCACATCGATCTTGCCGAGGCCTTGTTCGCGCGTGTTCTGCGCCCCGAGGTCCTTCTCCTCGCGCATCTCCTGTGCCGCCTTAGCAGCGGCTTCCATCTCCTCTTTTTGCTTTTGGTAAAACTCCTCCGCTTTTTCGGCGCGATGCTTAGCCTCTTCATCAATTAGCTTTGTTACTTCCTCGTGGTTATGCTTCACCGCCTCCAGAGCGCGGCGCGCATTCTCTTCCGCGATGTTCATTGAGTCCGGCTTCACAGAGTCAAGCGAGTTAGCCATCCCCTGCAGCCCATTGTTAGAGAGTTCCAGCTTCAAATGCGCGAGCTTCTGTGCTTCCTCCAAGGCGCGGCTCGTGTCCTGGACCGTCTTCTTCAGCGTGGAGGCTGGCTCGTTGGCTTCCTTGAGCTTGTCTTTAAGTACCTCAATCTGGGCACCGGACTTGCCGAGCTCGGCGTTCGCTTCGGCGATCTCGCGGTTCCAGCCTCCCTCCTTCGCCTCGTTCGCTTGGGCGTTCTGCCCGGCACCCGCCCCGGTGTATCCTGGTGTGCCGCCCCTCGCCTGCCAAGCCGACTGTGCGGTGTGCAGATCCGCGATGTCCTTCTGCCGCGCCTGGATCTGCTCGCGGAGCTGCTGCTGATGTGCGATCTCCTGGGTTAAATCGCGCTGAGCGACTTCGGATGCCGAGTGAGTATTGGCAAAATGTTCCGCCTGCAGTCTTCGCGTTTCGTCTATGGCGTTGGCGACCTGCTTGTTACACTCGATCTGCGCTGCATAGGCCTTCTTCATCTCCTCGGTGTAGATCACCCAGTCGGAGATCATCTCGGAGAGCTTTTCTGCTCCCTCCTTGATCACATCGAAGAAGCCGATCGCCGCGGCGATTGGGAATGCCGCTTCAAGAATCGGTCCCAGCAGTTCACTGGAGGCTAACACCCCGCGCAAATGGCGATTGAGCCGGACACCTGTCTCTTCGCCCAGCAGCGCGGCCGCCCCCTTGGCCTCGTGCATCGAGACCGCGTGCCTATTCTCAGCGCCAGTGGCTCCGATAGCTGCTGCAGTCTCGGCCTGCATAGCTGCCGTAGCAGCCTTCTCAGCTATGGCAAGCTGCTGTGCCGCGGTAGTGGCGTTGCGCTTTGCTTGCGCCAGTTGCGTTACGGCCGCAGCGGTGCTCTCGCTCGATCCGCGCGCCGCGTCCATCGCAACCTTGAGTTCCTTTTGCGCGTTCGCATTGGCCAGCGCAGCCTGGGCAGCCTGTTGCCAGGCTGCCTGGGCGCGCTGCCCCGCAGATACCATCTCGTCCGTCGCGGAGCGCACGGTCGCCTGTGCAGCCTTCCACTGGCTGTTCACGCCGCTCAGTTCCGAGTTGACCGCGATATTTACGCTAGGACTCGCCAACTTTGACTCCCAACTGCTGTTTCATCTGCTCTGCCCAGTCCATCAGTTGCTTGACGTGGTCTGGAGCTTTTTGCGCCCCGCCGAACACCTGTGCCAGGCCTGCGGCGGATTTGGAATCGATTCCTTGCTTTACTACCGCGGGCGCCTCATATCCGACAAAGCCGCGGAGCAGAACGAATTCAGGAGGCCATTGGGTCCAGTGCTCAAACAGTTCCCAGACATCCGGCATCAGAATCTGGTCGACCGCCGAAGGCAACTGTTTGAGCGCCGTGGCCATGTACCCGCGAAGGTAAGGCCAATCTATTCCTGAGCCTTGGCGGGTTGATCTTCCCCCTGCTTTGGCCTCCGCAGTCCGTTGATTTCGAGACACGCGGGAATCAACTGCATGGCGTGCGGGTAAGGGATCGCGTCGATATCGGCGTCCGCGTAAGTTGTGCCGGCATTGTTCAGCGAGTAGCGCAGCAGTGGCGTGTTGATGTCCGCCTTGGGATCAGCGCCAGCGAAAAGTTCTTTACCCTGGCCGAACGTCAGCGGGGCGATGTTGTAGTTCTTGTCTTCGATTGGAATCGTTTTATTTGCCATCTTTACTTTTCGGAGAGTTTCAAGCGGGGCCGCGACTTGTGCGACCCCTACTTTTGCTCTGGCTCTCCGGCAACCTCCATGAAAGAAATTTCACTGCACAAACGTTTAGTAGTTATCCGCGTACAAATGACCCAGGATGTCGTTCGAATCGACACAGGCATCGAAAGCAATATCCGAGATCCAAAAAGCACCCTGCTTCGTCGGAATCGAAAACTCCGAGGCGATGCAGTCGTTCAGCTCGACCGCAAAATACTTGTTGTTGTTATCCAGGTCGTACAGCAGCGCCTTGAACTCCGGCGCGCTGCCCTGCGGCTGGTCATTGATGGTGACCGTGGTACCGCGATTCGGCACTGAGTAGGTGTAGCTGATCTTCATCTGGGAAGCAGCATCGGCGGCATTGAAGACGTAGAGTCCATTGCTGACCTGGTACTGTCCCTGCTGCGGAGCAACGAGCCCGGAGCACTGCAGCGGACCGCCGCCGACGAAGTAATTCACACCGTAGTCGACAAGGAACGTAGCCGCGTTGGCAACGCTCACCGAATTGGCCACTGCGCCGAGGCATTGCCACACCACTCCGCCATCCGCGCTCTCCGAGCCGACGACGGTCTGCAATGCGGGGAGCGCCGCCGCGGATTCTCCACCGGCCTCCACGCCAGCGCACTTGTAGATGAAGCCGCCCGAAGACATCAGCGCGCCCACGGCGTAGACCGTGGAGTTGGCGCGGGCGGCTGGAGCTGCTCCGCCAGCGGTCTGTAGTTCGCTATCGGAAATCAGCGTGATTCCGGGAGTCTGCGGGCAGCCGAGGAAGAGCTGGTTCAGCATGTTGGGATCGAGGCTGGCGATCTTCGCCTTCACGTCCACGTCGATTTCGCCGCGGCGCACCTTCACCGCGTGCTGGCTGCGGCCGCGCAGCTTCACGTTCTTGCCCTTGATGCTGAGCTGCGCGTCCTGGAGTACTCCAAATCGCCATGGCGTGGGATTCGGCGCTAAGACGCCCCCCACCGGCACACCGAACAGAACTCCTGTTCCAAAAGGCGTAATCATTTAATTTCTCCTTAACTGCTTTGTGTCATGACCTGAATGGTGATCTCCGCATGGTGGCAAAGCGTCTGCTCCACGCCGAAGTGCCGGAAATCGATCGCTTTGACCCTAGGTGTCCTCGTCATCTTCGCCGTGTGATTGAAATAGCCGGGAAACTCCGAATCGTTGTGGATGGCCCAGAGCATCGCGGTGACAAGGGTGTCGAACTTATCTTCCGAGGCGCTTGAGTCCTGCACGGCGAAAAACTCATGGACTGAAATCGCGTCCCATTCGGAGGTCATGCTGGGCATGTCGCCGTGGCTCTCCAGCTCGACAGCGCTACGCGAGATGAAGCAGCAGTTCAATACGCCGTTCGAAACGAACTGGGCGAGTTCGACGGACTCGATGTTCACCGGCCGCATGCGTGTAAATACCGTGCCGATGCCGGCAACGCCTGCGAGTACCGCCGAGATCCGCGCCTTGATGTCTGTTAACGCCATTAGAATCCGGCTCCTTCCAGCGCTTCGGCGATAGCGCGTTCGAGTATTCCCTGGGCTTCTGTCATCAACTGCTGGTACGCCTTGTCGTACTGTGCTGCCGGCAGCGTTCCGGAACGTGCGATCTTGCGCGCAATCAGGAACGCGATCGAGCGAGCTGTCTTTTCATCTGTCGCGCCGAACTTCGCGACCACCCAGGGGATCAGCGCCTCGTAGGGCGGGAAGTGCGGACGCGATCCATCGTTGACCGGCGAGGAATACACATCCGCCGGAGGTCCATTCGTGATGATCTCGGTGACCAGGTCTGTCCCTTGTTCCAGGTGCGGGAAGACCGTATGAGCCAATTGTCCGGTGGCTCCGACTGGCGTTCCCTCGACGACCAGGCCAACGCCGCGCTCGCCGATCTTCTCCATGCCCAGAAGAATCCCAGCCAGCGTAGCGTTCTCCGCGCCTTCGAAAACCTCGGAGATACCTGTCACCGTGATCTGCATTTAAAGCTTCGCCCTTACGAAACAGTCTTTTGCTTCAAGCAGCTTGCGGAATCCCGCCGATTTTTCCGGGCCATCGGGAGTGACATCCTCCAGATGCATGGCCATGTCGCGAAAAAGCCCGGCGAGTGGCTGAAGATTCGGGGGAAGATGGGAGCATTCGAAATACTTCAAGATCGGTGATTTCATCGTTTACCTCGGCCTCTGGTGCGTCAGTCGATCGACGCCAGTGCCCATCAACTGGGTCATCGGAGCAACTACCAATGCAGGCTTGGCGATCGCTTCCTGATTTCCGTCCTCAGGGATACCGAAGAAGCTGCAGTAACGCTTGCGCGCCGCCTTGGCCAGCGCCAGATACTCCTGCCCCTTGGTGCGGTAATTCACCACGTCGGCTGCGATTGAGTTGTTGCCGGTCTGGGCGTAGATTGCCGCCAACGCCTCAAAGCAGTAGCTTGCCGAGAGGTCGATCACCGCGTTCTGATCCTGCGGATAGATCGTCGAGGCGTCCGGAGCATGGCGCTGGGTGAAGCTCATCCGAACCATCTCGTCCGCTGCCGGCACGTCCACCAGTAGGCGCACGACCAGCCCCGATGGCGCGCGATACATCTGCCACTCGAAGTCCTGCAAGCACTCCGCCGGTACCTGGCCGCCTGGATACTCGACCTGGGTGATGTAGGAGAAGCCATCTTCGTACCCCTCGGGCAACGGCAGATCGCTCGTGCCGTTGCCGGGGATATCGATGACCACTTGCAGCGGGTGATCCTTGCTGTATCGCTGCAGGATCGCCTGCTGCACTGCCGCCGCGCGATCGTTCGCAGACAACTTATTGGCTGCGTCCTGGATTACGCTGGCGACACCGGTTAAGAGGTCAGTGAGCTGCACGGTCCTGCTCCTTTACTGCTGTACGTAGGTGAGAACGCCGTTAAACGCCGGAGTGGTGCCGCCCGCGACGACGCATAGTTGGTTGCCGCTGGGAGCCGCAAAAAGCGTGCCGCCCGCGCCGAGTACCAATCCCTGCCCGGCGGTGACTGGAAGGCTCATGGCGCCGGTGAGCGTGACCGGGTTGGTGTCACAGGCCGTCGTCGTCTGCGTGCCAGCCTTGAACTGCACCGTCGGGGAGGTGCCCGAAGCGAAGATCGTAGTTATCGCGCAGACCGTGGTAACCTTCGTGCCAACCGTCGGCACCAGCGCCGTAGTTCCCGCTGCCGAGACGGCGATCGGGAGCGACTGCTTGGGAATGCCGGGTTGCTGGCAGGGATCTCCGAGGCCGACGCGAATCTCTCCACCGTAAGGCTTGAAGGCGCCATAGATAGAGAATGTCGCTGACGGCGTTCCGGTACCGCCAATGGTCCAGAGAACACGCAACCACCGTGCGAATCCCTTTACGTGGAGCTGGTGCGTCCCCGCGGCGGTAAACTGCTCCGCCATCTGGAGCGGAACACAATACGTGGTTGTCGCGTCCTGGCAGGCCTGGACCATTACGTCCAGGGTCGGATTGGTTCCGGTCAGAGCCGTGGCCTGGATGGTGAACTCGCCACCGTGGTACGCGCCCACATCGATCACGGGCGACGCACCGCTCGCGGTCTCCGTGATGCCGGTGGAATGGAAGTTGTACTCCTTCAGGAATCCGCTGGTCGCGTCGATATAGCCAACCTGGGCGTGCGCCATCATCGGAACAATCAGGAGCGTCAGGAGCAAGGCGAGGAGCCAGCCAAGCGTGAAGTCCTTAGCGGGTGATCCAAACGTCAGAAGCCTTTTCATGTTTCTGTCCTCTCTCTCGGAACTTGCCAGCGGCGGGAACGCGGCAAACGATGCCGCTCCGGCCGCTGGCGCTTGTTTAGTGCTGCGCTGAATAGCCGACGCCGCGGTAGTCGATGACGTTGCCGCCGTACACTTGCTTGACCTTGTACTGAATTTCGTCCTTGCTGAAGGGAACGGAACCATTCGACGGGTTGTTGTTGATGTACATCTGCGGCGTCTCGTAACCACCGAGGAAGCCGATTTCGACGCAGGGGCACTCTGTGGGGAAGCAGCCCCAGAACCAGTCGTTGGCGTATTCCAACAGCTCGTTCTCGATGATGCCTTCATTGTTGACGCCGAAGGCGTGGTACCAGGGGTTCGCTGAGAACGTACCCGGACCGGTGGGCCAACTCTCCGACTGATTGATGGCAACCGCCACGCCCCACAGATCGGGGTGGATCATCAGCCACTGCAAGGGCAGAGCCAACGGCTTCAGCGAGTCCTTTTCTGTCTGGAGCTTCAAGGCCGCGCGCACCGCGGTTAGGTTCGTTGGCGTCAATGGCAGTGCGAACAGGTTGTTATGCGCTGCGTTGAACCAGCTCAGTGCGTCCGGGTTGTATGCCGGGTTGTTGATGAAGAAGTTAGTGACCTGCTGCTTCAGCGTGCGCTTCGCCGCGCGTGCCATGCGGCCGGGGAACTGTGCGATCTTGCCGAGATCGTCGTTACGGATCGTCTCCTCAGTGATCGACAAGATGTTACCCATCTTGTTTACGCCGTAGCTGACCAGGTCATCAGTCGGGCGGGTGAACTCCGTGTAGTTGTTACCTTCACCAACCACCGCGAGGTCGCCCAAGTAACCCATGCGGACTCGGTTCTGCGTCTTATAGTCGCTCACGGTCGTCGTGGTATAGAGCTTCTCCACTCCGCCGGAGGGAACTTCCGCATAGTCCTGGATCAATCGCTTGGTCATCGAGTTGAGCAGGATGTTCGGGAAATCGCTCGACTGGATGTTGTCGGCCGCTTCACGCGTGGCAAAGAAGCCTGAGAGGCGCAGGTCGCTATCGCCGGTGATCGCGACGTATGCCTGGGTGAGAGATGGCACGCCACGATGCTTGAAGGGCTTGGCACCCTTCGCGATTGCTTCCTTCACTCCGAAGGTCGCATCCATCGCGTCCTGCAACGCATCCGCGCTTCCGCCAACCTCGATGGCGCCGTTAACCCGGCCCACGTTCGAGAAAGCCGCAAAAGCCTCGCGCGTGCGCTTGATCTCAGCGTCAATCACTTCGGCCGTAATTCCAGCGGCGTTTGATTCCAGCACCGTCGCCAGATGTTCCTTCACCAGGCTCGCCGCAGACGAAGGCAGCTTGGAAGCCGTCAGCTTCTGGTCGATCAGGTTCTGCGCCTGCAGCTTCTGCGCCAGCTTCAAGGTGGCGTTCGCCTCGGCGACCAGAGCCGTGTTGTCGTTGTTGTTGGCTGCGGTTACAGAGGCCATGGCCGCTTCGGTCACTTTCACCAGGAAATCGGGAAGCGCGGCTTCCGCCAGGCCCTCCAACTCCGTGGTGAGCGCGCCGGCGCGGTTGGCATCCTTCGCCCGCAGAGCTTCTAGCACCTGCAAAATGCGCTTCTTCATTGCTGCTCCTTCATCCCGGCCCGCCTCGGCGTTGCCGTGAGTTTGTCGTACAGCTTGGGTTTGAAGTTCGGAGATCTCCGTCAAGGTCGCGCGCGATGCAGCGACCAGGAAGCGTCCGCCAGCTCCTGCTTCGGCACAAAGATCGACGCTCGAAAGCTTCGCCAGCTTGCCGGAAACCATCGCGTCCCGGCCGTCGATCTTGCCCTTCTTGAATCCGATCCAGGCGTTGATGGACAAGCCGAAGAGTTCGCCGAGCTTGCCAGCCTTGCGCGCGGCGCTGAACTTGTTCGCCAGACCGGTCTCACTCTCCAGCAAGTGAAGATTGGCGGCCGCGCTATTTCCATCCAGCCGTCCTCCCTCGAACCAGCCCGCGATGCGGTCCGGTTCATTCGCGCCATCCCCCACGAGAGGATGGCATCTGCCGAATTTCGTGCTATTCAGCGCCTCGGCGACCTGCGCCACCGTCTCCGGCGTGAAGTAATGCGGCGCGTTAGACCCGTTGACGGTACCGCCGCCCCAGCCTGACTCAATGGCAATTACCGGATAGACGAGTGGATCTCCGCCGCATTCGGATTCGACCACGAAGCGCGCTGCTTGGCTGACCGGGACGTACGCCGTCTCCACCTGGATGGGATCCTCGAAGGTATAGCCGTCGCCGGAATCAGAGGCCGAGTATTTGATCTGGTACAGCTCGCCGTCCGGCCCCCTGGCGATGACGTAGGCAGGGAAGGTCTCGACGATGCGGTAATTCGACCAGCCGTTCTGGTCTGTACCGAACTTCTTATCGAGGGCGCGATCGATCTCGGACAACTGATCTTCGATCGACTCGCTCTCATCGCCGCCGACAACGCCCGCCTCGGATACCTTTGCGCGCTCTTCAATCGCCAGCAGTATCCCGCTTCGAGCGTTCCCGTCCACCATAAGCAAAGCAGTTTTGTGCTTCATCGCTCGCTCCCTTGCGGTTAGGCTTTCGTGGTCTTCGGTTCCTCAGGCGCAGGCGCCGGGAACTTATGCTTCTTGCCGTCGGAAGTCACCAGGCGCAGCTCGTGCCCCTCGTCGGTTTTAACCACCTCGCGCTGTACCACATGGTGGTTCGGCAAGTCGATCGCGTCCTTGTAGGACCTGATCTCCGGTACCTGCAGGAGGCGATTGGCTTCGCGCAGCGCGCATTGTGCCTGCATCGTCTTCTGCTCGGGATAGTCCGCCTGCGCCTTTTTGTATGCGGCTAAATAGGCTTTCTTCCACTCGGCCTTCAGTTTTGCCGGCAGATGCTTTGGCGCTTCCGGAATTGCGATTTCTTCTGGCATGATCCTCGTTCTCCTTTACGCAACCTTGATTGCGATTCCCAACTTGTCCAACAACGCTTTGTGTCCTGCCGTCGGCTTCAACGCATCCGCCGAAAAGTGCGGAACGCTAAGGCAGTGGCAGTTGATCGTGTTCTCCGGCGAGCCGTTCGGATCGCGCGGATACATCAACTCCTCCGGTTCCGCGCCAGGCAGTACCGGAATCTCAAAGGGATCGGTCACATCCTTGACCTGCCCGTTCGCGAGGTAATGCGAAAGCCGAGGCACACGCGCCACCGGAATGTGGACCCACTTCTTCTGCAGATCGGGATGGCGCTCCGCAAGTTCTTCCATGCGCGCCTGTCCACTGATTGCATGCACTCGCAGGATCTCGTTCTCGGCAATCGTCGCGGCACGGTCGCCAATCTTGTCGAAGATGCTTACGCGCCCTTCGGCTCCCAATCCACGGCCGATCTGCTGCACGATCTGGTCCCAGCTCTGGCCTCCCAGGAAGGCCCGCTGCAGCGCCGCATTGATGTCATGCGACGCCTGGCGCGAGAGGTTCGTGATCAGATCGGCCGTGTAGCCCTGGGCGATCGAAAGCGTCGTCGGATTGACGTGGCCCATCGTCACCGCTTCCAGGCCTGCGCTGACGAGCGGTTGAGTCACGCCCTGCGCACCCAGCCGGGCCGCGTGCGCTTCCGCCGAATCCAGGAATGAGGTTGCGTCCGAGCGGAACTTATCCATCGCGGCGTCGATCGACCGCTTCAACTCCGTCAACTGAGCGGCCGAGAAGCTGCCGGGATCCACATCCGCCAGGCGTCCGAGGATCTCGCGGCGGGCGGCGGCGAGCATCTCCAGGACACGCGAGCGGGCAGCCGGCGCCAGATCCTTCGTCTGGGCGATCAGCTCAGCTACCTTGGCCGCGAATTCGGATTGAACGCTCATTAAGTCCTTCCTAGCCTTCTCGGGTGTATCTGCCTTCAAACGTCGCTGCCGGCGAGAACGATCTGTATCCGTCCTCATAGACGACGTAGTAGCCACCGGCCACCGGATTGTGTTTCGCGATGAACGCTTCCGTCACCGGGCAGCGCAGCGTATATACAGTCGGCCCGTGGACAACGAGCACGAGTTCCCGGCCTTCGACTTTCGCGATCTTGGCCGCACGCACCTTTTTGTGGCACCGATACTTCGGCATCAGATTCTCGACGCTCATCAGGTTCGGAATTTGTTCTGCACCCGGCATTTCGTCTCCTCAAATCCAGAATTTCTGTTTCGGAGGGTTAAGGCCCTCACCTTGATCCCCGTGTGAGGCCTCACACGGTACCGCCCTGCCATTTACTCCGTCGTCCAGCTACTCACCTACCCTGAAAACGTCCTAGGGCCGTTTCTGCGCGATTCCCAACTCCTTGCCCCTCATGCCTTTCCGGATGCCCGTCGCGCTTTTCAATTGACAACCACATCCGGCTGCTGTAACGGCACGCCGCCGCCGTCCTGCGGTGCTTCGCCGTTCACCTTCCCCGGTTCCGGTTTCTGGGCCAGCGCGTTTGCCAGGTTCTTCTGGGAACTAAGGCTGTCGATGTCCCGCGCTTTTTTGTCCTGCTGCTCCTGCTGCGCCTGCTCATACTCGTCCTGCGGATCATCGATATCCGTACCGATCTGCGTCAGCACATTGGCAAACGCCCGCGCCGCCGTCACTCCGCGGATCCAGCCGCGGTCTTCGGCGATCGACAGCGAAGCGGTTGCACCCTGCAGAATCTGCGCGCCCTTGGCGAAGTCCTTCATCAACAGGTCCGGCGTCTGGATGGTGAATGTTTCGTCGGCATCCTCGGCCAACGTGCCGTGCGCCTTTGCCTGGGCAATCACAAACTTCAGGATCTGGGTGGTATCGCGGATCACGAGGTTCTGGTGCTCGGTCAGCACCTTGCCAGTCGGACCATCCATCTCGGCGGCCACTGCGCGGTTGGCGTCGTTGGGGTCGCCCATCCAATGCGGAGGCAGACCTGCGCCGCCGCAACCGTAGTGCTTTACGTTGCGGATCGAGTCGCCGAAATCATTGCCTTTCAGATCCGGGGTCACCGCGGTGATCGCCATCTTCTCGTTGTGGCATCGCACCGTTCCCTGGCGGGGAGGCTGGCGGCTGAACTCGTCGTTGAATTTCTGCAACTCGTTCTCGGTTGCCCCGGTCACGCAGACATCCCAGATGAACTGGTTCAGGTAGCGGGCGCGATCGGCGAAGTCGAAGACCATCTGATCGAGCACATCCACCCAGTCCGCCAGGGCAAACAGCTCGGAGATCCCGCGCGTGCCCATCTTCGCCTTGTTGATGGCGAAGTAGAACGTCTCGCCGACCAACTGGCCGTAGGTAGGCGAGCTGACGTCTTCGTCCTGGCGGATGATGGCCAACTCGCGCGCCGCCGGATCGCCCGCCCGCGAACAGAGCTTTACCTGGGTGGGAATCGAAATCTCCTGCTGCCCATTGCCCGTCGTCAGCAGTCCGTAGCGGATTGAGGCGACATCGGCCGCGTCGATGTACCCCAGGCGAACAAAGCCGTCCACCGGATTGACTGCCACCGGCAAGCAGAGTTCGCCGAAGATCAGCTTTTCGCGTGTCCAGTTCGAAAGGTTGTTCTCCAGGTCGTTGATCGGATCGTCCCAGAACTTATCGATCACCTCCTGGGTGCGCTTGTCCTCGCACTGGACGGCAAAACCTTCACCCACGATGAACGCCGTGATCATGCGAATGATCTGCTTGGCGAATGGATTCGTGACCGCCAGATAGAAGCAGACCTGCTGCATCCGCTGCTGCATGAACGGATTCAGGTCGCGCAGGCTGTTCGGCGAGGTGATGCGCTGGAAGTGAACGTCTTCGCCGTCGCCTGCGTTCATGGTGAACAACATCGGGCCGACGACTTCCTTGACGTGTGCCGGTACTTCCTGGAGGTGGGCGTTCGCCGTAGCCTGATACACCGCCTGGCTTGCCTCTTTTAGATCGAGCAGCGTCATGCCGGCGCGCTCGTGGAACGATGCCCCGCGGCGTCGCGTAAGATTCTTTAGCGTCCAGCCCATACTGACCTCCGGTCGCTACTGCCGTGATTCCGCATGGTGCGTGATCCCCAATCCTGCCCGTCGTCCGTTCCGGGCTCGTCTCTTTCCGGCTCTTGCATTGCCTGGCTCATGGCTCCGCGATCGCGGCCGTGCGCTTCCGTGGAAGTATTCGAAGCCATCGCGGGCTTATAGCCGCGCTCCCGAGCCAGCGAGACTGCCATCGTCAATGCATCCGCTAAGTCGTCCTTGATCTTTCCCAAATAAAGGAGCTGGCTGATCAGCTTCTTCTGTGTACCGTCCAGGCAGAAGCGAATGGTGCCGTTCTCAACCAACGGCGAAATTGAAACGATCCTGCGAAACTTGTCCTGGTCGGACTTGATCTCAACGACTGGGATATAGCGCTGGGTCTCACGCGAGACCTCCTCGACGTGCTCCTTCAGCGCTTTCTGATAGGCAACGGTCTCCACGCCAATCGCAATCGGCTGCTCCTCGTCGAAGCGATTGAGGACAAATCGCCATTGCTCCGGGAACGAAAGTTTCTTGCCTTCCGCACGCAGTACCAGGATGTAGCCGTGCTCGTCGATGCCAACCGTGACGCTGGCAAAGTCGTCTGCCTTTTCCTTCTTACTGATCGCCGGATCGATGCCGGTTAGCTTCACCAGCTCCTTGCCCTCGATCGACTCGCGGGTGAAGGCGTGGCGAATGATGTCCGACTCTTTGAAGCTGGCAGTGTCCGAGCTCACCGGCTGATTGCGGAACTCCTGATTGAATTCCGTAAGACCGATGTCCTCTTCTTTAGCAGCCAGATCCGCGGCGGACCACTTCGCCGCCCACAACACGGACCCCGGAGTTCGCTCTTCATCGATCGCTTCAAACTTCCGCTTCAGGAACTTCTTAAACTTTTCCTTATCGAGCAGGTGCGAGAGCAGCGAGTCGTAGTGGAGGATGGTGCCGATGGCAAACACCTGGCAGCTCTTGCCAAGATTTAGGACGACGTTCTTGAACCAGCGCTCCAGCTTGAGCCGGTATTCCGGATTGTCGATGTGTTCGTCATCTTCCAGGTCATCGCAGATCACCAGGTCCGGACGGTACATGCGCTGACGCAGGCCGCGCAGTGACTGACCGGCGCCGCGTGCGCTCAGACGCGTACCGGTGGCGGTGATGATGTCCCGCTCTCCCCATTTGACCGAGTCCACCAGGTCGCCGAAGTCTTTCCGCAGCTCGTCGTTGCTTTCCAGCTCCGTTTTCACCGCAGACAGCAGCAGGATTGCCTGCGCCTCGGTATCGGAGATCAAGACGATAAACTTACGGAGCTTGTAGCAGATGCAATACAGCACGAAGAAAAGAGAAATTACCGTGGATTTGGCGTGCTCGCGGGGCGCGGCGATCGCTGCCCTCTTCGTTGTCAGTGCCAGCTGGTAAATCTCCCGGTGGAAATCGGCCGGCTCAATCGCGATGCCCGTCTCCTGGTCCACCATGTAGTGAGCCAGGTACTTGTACACAAAGCGCTCGATGTCGCTCGCGAGCTCCCACGCCGCCTGGAGAACAGCCTCCGGCTCGGGAGGCTTAACCTCTCCCGTCTGCGTGGCTTCGACCTGGAACGCGGCGCGGAGTGTCCCGCGCGCCTCCTCAAGCCGATCGCGTTTCGATTTGTTTTGCGTACGCTTCTGCGCCATGTGAGAACTCGGTAATCAACTCTTCGCGGATCGGGTCCAGTACTTCGCGCACTCGCTCGCGGGTGCGCAGCTTCTTGAGCAGATCCTGCGCGATGTTCAAATACATCTCGCGCGGATTGAAATCGGCGTTCTTTTCCTGTTGCGCGGCCAGCTTCTGTTGCTCCACCGCCAGCTTGGCTTTATCCAGTTCCGCCTTCTGAAGCTTCGTCAGCAGGAAGAGCAGCTCGCCCAATTCCTTGCGAAATGCCTTCGAATCCTGCGCGTCGGCCGAGTTTGTGAGCATGAAGACCTGCTCGGCCAGGGCATTCTTTGTGGACTCGGTAAGCCCCTCGAACGTCCGCGAGGCAAAAGCCTCTGCAATGGTGCGTGCCTTCGCCGCGTCTCGGTCGACCTCCGCGATCCGCTGCTCGAATCGCAGGTCATACCAGCGGTGAAGATTCGCGTGCGGCAGCCGCTTTTCCGGAAAAAGCTCAACGATCTCGGGAGCAACGCTCTCCCATTCCTTCCAGTACGGAGACTCCTCTTCGATCTCCTTCCAGACCCGCCCTGCGATGCGCGCAGCGCGGATACGGTCCTGTATCGCCAACGGCAGCCGGTCGATCTTGAGAGGCTGGCGGACTTTCCGCGCCTCTCCTGTCTTAGGGCGAGGGTTCATTTAGTCAACACCGCCTGGTCAGTCTCGTAGCCGTCCACCAGATCGCGGCCGCTGGAGGTGATCTCGATCTCGAAGATGAAAAGGCGCTCGTCGTCGCCGCGCATCTGGCGATAGCGGAGATAGTCGCGGTCTTTCAGGTCCTGCAGCATGGCCAGGACATCGTTGCGTGAGAACTGGTAGCCTTCGCGCTGCAGCGTGCCCCGGATCACCGTGGAAGTCAGGCGAGCACCTTGGCGGCGATGGTTCACATAGACGAGCGTGAGGATCAGCCCTCGCAACTGCCGCGCCGCCATTGGGTCCAGGATCTGTTCGTCCGCCATTACAGGGTTCCTCCTGCCGCCTGGGCACTGCTCCTGGCGGGATAACGCGATTCCATCGACTCCACCTTGTTCAAAATCTGCTGTGTCGTGTACGCCAGGTGATCCAGCACCAGCTCGCGCTCACGGTCGCGCTCGTCTTCCTTCTGCGAGATCCGCTGCATCGCATCGGCCATCGACTGGAGAGCTACGGCGTTGGCGGTCGCGGCCGTAACAAACTGCTTGCCCCAGATATTGATCGTCGAGTGCAGCAGCGCCATCCCCACCAGCACGATGACGAAGAGCGGTCCCCAGCGCAGGACCGCCTCCACCATCGGCTTCGTCTCCGGACGCGCAATTTGCAGGATTACCGTCGCCAGCGCCACGCCGCTGCCCGCCCCTAGCGCAATCACCACCGGGCGCGACACCTTGTTCTCCGGAGTCACCTGGGCCGCTGTCGCCATCAGTTCGCCCCCAGCCCCTGCATCGCGGCCAGCAAACCATCCAGGTCGAGTCCCGAAGGCGACTTACCCTGTGAATTCAGCCAAGCCGCAGTCACGACCGCGTACGCTTCGTCCATGAGCTTCAGAGAGAATTCCCAGGTACCGGGGATACACAGGCCCCATGAATTGATGTGCCAGCCCGCGCCGCCCTGGCCCACCATGTTGATGCCGTGCCCGCCGATAATCGGAGACGAGGGGTCGTAGGTCCAGTTGCTGGTATCGTCCTCCGCCGACTGCGGGCAGTTGATGCCCAGCAGTATTCCGCCGAAGGTGTCGCAGGCGTAGCGCTGCTGCGCGATCGAAGACAAGTCGAGCGACGCCCAGCCGAGGATCTTATGCAGGACCTGGTTACCGTTCTTGTCCAGCATCGGGATACCGGTGCTCTTCCAATATGGGAGGGCTTGTCCTTGAATATCCGTTCCCTGGTCGGTGCTCGGGTCATCCGGGTTGTAGCCGGTGATCGCCGAGTAGGTCTGGAGTGCCAGCTCCTTGGTCGGAGTCAGGGGATTGTCCGTGTTGGCCGTCTCCACCTGGGCGTAGTGCATCATGGCGGCGATGACGCAATCTCCGACCGTGTCATTCGCGAGCATATCGAGCTGGATGCCACTGGCGTATTCCCAGCCTCGGGGTGCGACCGTAGGCCACTCGGCAGCTCTCGGCAGAAAATCACCGAGAGCGGGAGTGGAGAGCAGACGTGATGCGGGTTTCTTGCCGAGCTTCATAATTTCCTCTTAGCGGAACGTCGGATAGAAGTTGTGCCAGCCGAGAACGAAGAAGCGCGGCGTCTTCGCCAGCACCGCATCTACCTTCGCGTCACCGGACTTCTCGGCGGTGATCCGGTTGAACTGCCGCTTGTAATTCACCCGGATATTGCCCACGTTCACCTTGAAGGCGGACATTTGCTTGGCGCTGGGCTGTTGCGCCGGCAGGGCGTTCACAATCTCGTCGATCACGGCGTTCCCGAGATCGACGTAGGCTGTCACTTTGGCCACGGTCGCCGGATCGGAGATGTGCACGGCCGTCAGATAGGAGTTCAACTGCCCTTTGGCGTATGCGGCGAGGGAGACGATCTGCGCCCGTTGACTGCTGTAGTTGGCCGCCGTAATGGTGGA